ATCCTTATAGAGTTTAAAGACATTAGGTTTAATTCCTCGTTCAATCTTCCACTCAACACCATTCACATCAAATTCAATTTCTACCAGACAATTCTTCTCATTTGTAGTATTGATAAGTTGATTCTTATTAATTTTACGAAAAGATTTTCCATACAAAGAAAAGGTTAATGCATCAAGAACAGTTGATTTACCAGCTCCATTAGTACCAATAATAAGAGTTGTTGAATTACCGTTCAAAGATATTTCAGAAAATTGATTACCAGTAGAAAGAAAATTTTTCCAACGAATGTTTTTAAATGTTATCATGAGATATGTCGGTCGTATCAGGAGGAATTACAATGTCATTTAATGTTATTACAGTATACTTGTGTCCGTGCATTTCACAAGTTTTTATCATTATCTCATCTTCAATTTCAAGAATTTTCATTTTTGGATAATCCATATCCTCCAGTTGCATTACGTATCTGGAAGCGTCATCTTTTTCCTCAAAGATATACAGAACTTCCTCATTATCATCATCAATAACAGAGTAAGCTCCTTCCTTTTCTTTTCCAGCAACTGTAATAATATACATTACCCTATCTCACAAGCCTCTTGATAGATTTCCCTGATAAGACATTGAATAGTATTCTTGTCTAATTCGGTATCAATCTCTTGTATGTATCTATCAAGAATGGAAAGTGTATCCTCCGATTCCACATCCTCATTCTCCATTGAATACCCACTACTAAGGTCGTAATTTTCAACAATCTTAAGTTCGGATACTCCAGAAGAATATAATTTATCAATAAATTTTTCAAACTTTTTAATGTCAGTCTTTTTACGGACAACAACTTTAACAATTTTATTTTTGTATTCAGAAGTATTGAAGGTTTGATAATTTTGATCTTCGTAGTAGATGTTATAGAACAACCTATAAGGATTGTCAATAGGTTCATGCTCTAATGTTTCTGTATCAAAGATAGTGAAACCTCTTGGATCATTTACATCTGTCCAATAAATCTCATAAGGATTTCCTAAGTAGAATACTTTTCCATCATCCGATCGAGTGTGATAGTGGCCGCTAAAGACCTTTGTGAACTTCTCAAATAGTTTGCTCTCCATACCATGTTCCATGGTGATCTGTCGATTAACTCTAAATCCTTGGAGTTCAAGGTGCCCCATCGCACATGTGCAATTTGTCTTTTGAATAAGTTGACTAGTGATCTTTTCATTTTCTTCGTTAATCCATGGAATCAATATAACATCAAGACCAGCAATGTTAGCTTCTGATGCTTGATTATATGTTATCACATTATCATACTCTTCTAGTAGAAGGTCGATAGCGTTTACACTATTTGTGTTCTTATAGTATGCATCATGATTACCCACGATTAGATGCATCTCAATATCTCTTTCCACAAGTTTATCGAAGAAAACTCTCTTCGACCATTGAAGTGCAGAGAAGTCAATACCCTTTCTACTATCAAAACAATCTCCCATGTGAAGTACATGTTTGATATTATGTTCATCTAGGTAGGGGAAGAATACATCCTTGTAGAACTTCTCAAAGTAGTTATGAAATAACTTTGAGTTTTTTCTAGCACCAAAGTGGGTATCTGTTATGATTGCAATCTTCATTTGTGTTGGGGATTAAACTCTTCCATTGGTAAAGATTTACTCAAATCTCTACGATTTTGATTTTTAATGATAATGAAAGCGTCTTTGTTGTATTTACGAGTACCAAAGGGTGATTGCCACTTCTTATTATACTCTTCACCCACATCAATACCAGATACTTGAGTTCCACCGATTTCTACATCGATTTCATCAGTATCTTCCCATCCCAGATCCTCAATTATCTTATAAAGATTTTTCAACATCTTAACATCAAATGTCTCAGGTTCTAGAATTCTTTCATCAGGATCTAAATTTCCATGCATCAGTATCTCAGTTTGGTGTGAACTGCATCTTTAATGGAATTATATTCTGAATAGTTGTCGTTGTCAAGATCATTGGAATCAAAGACCTCATCAAAGTTGGTCTTCTCAAGAATTTTATTTTTAATCTCTAGTTGTTTTTTCTCTTGGGAAATCCTCCTCAAGAATGCATAGTAGATGATTTGAGTGAAGTATGCAAATGGGTTCTTGGATTTTTCAGGATTAAAGTTATGGATATATCTAACACAATTTTCAATACCATCACAAATCATATCATCCTTAAACATATAATTCACAAAGTTAGGTTTATATGATAAGTGATTAGCAATCTTCAAAAAACACTCACCAATGTATCTTGGAATGGGAGGTTTTGGTTTATCATTCAACTTAGCTCTTTCAATCTCTGCAAAGTAGTTTTCAAGTGCATTCAAGAAGTCTTTATTATTAACATAATGTTCTGATTTCTTTGGTCTAGCCATTGTGGTATATGAAGATGTATTATTTACCATAATATAATGTTATAAAGTTATTCTCATTATAACAGGTATCTTGATAATCATCAAGTGCTTGACACATATACTTAATACAAGTAGAATATCTTTGTCACTCATGAAATGAGGGCTTAGCTATTATTAAACAGTTTCTCTAAGACCTCTTTGGTTTCATTAACATTACCTAGGTAACCCATCTTTCTACTTGGCTTAGAATAATTACCTTGATTTGATTTACGAATATAATCCTGATAATAAACAATCATATCTACATCATCTGATTCAGACATAGTTAGGACATCATCAATATTAATAATAAACATATCTTCTTTAGAAGTCTTTAACCAAGGTTCAAACTTATAACCTGCTACTTGACCTCTAACTATAATCTCTTCCATCATAATAGGATTTGATATAATCAACATTGTCCTAGTATCTTCTTCAGAGGCAGCTACTTTTGCAAATATCTCATCACCACATTTGAGTTTGATTGATGCGTAAAAATCATCTTCAATCATATAAATCCTCCTTAATCTTTTAAATTAACTGACACGATATCATAGTTAAATTGCTCTGAGACATAAATTTTAACTCTTTCAATAAAATGATTTAATGTGTAATTCTTTCTTGATCCAATAGTAATATCATCAGCAATGTCATAAAGTTTTGCTTTAACTTTGTCTTTGCCTTTTCTTAGGACTCTACCAATACTCTGTAAATTTCTTACTCTAGATTTTGATGGAGAGGCAAATATAACATTATGTAGATTTTTAATATTGATACCTGTACTAAATGTTCCAAAAGATGCAACAATAATAGCATCCTTTTCGTTTTCAGTAATCTTTCTAACTAATTCTCTATCTTCAGCATCCACACCACCATGGATAAAAAAGACTTTTCTTTTGTCCGATACCTTTTTATTTATCATCTCATATAGGATAGCTCCATGAGTTTCTACTCTTGTATAAAGAACTAGAGTATTACCCTTCAAATCTACAGTTAAATTAGTAATAAATTTATTTCTATTTTCATGACTGATAAGATATTTTATCTCATCTTCATAGACTTCAAACTTCTTAGGTTTGTGTTTCAATATTACACATTGAATATCTAATGTAGCTAAGTGTCCCTCATCAATTAATTTTTTAGTTTGAGTAACTTTATATGATGGTCCAAACAATCCCTCTAAGACCCACTTATGGGTCTGTGACCCGTCTAAAGTACCTGTGAAGCCATATCTATACTTTGCATGATGTAACTTGTCCATAATACCTACTAAGGACTTACTCTTAAACAAGTGAGCTTCATCACCAATTACTACATCATAATCTTCAAAGAATGACCTATCTAACTTATAAACAGATTGCCATGTAGTAATAGTGACCTCATTAGTATTTACTCTCTCCCTACCAGCATAAATTCTGTGACAGTGATTCTCTGCATCCCATCCATAGTCCTGAAAGTCCTTAAACATCTGCTCTACAAGTGATGTTGTTGGAACGACAAGAAGTATCTTCTGTCCTCTAGATACAAAATATCTGGTAATTGCATAAATCATTAATGACTTACCAGAAGCTGTGGGTGATATAAGAAGTTTTCTATTATATCTTAAAGCATCATATACAGCTTCAATTTGATAATTTCTTGGTTTAAGGTCTGTAATCGAATGAATATAATCCTTTACTCCCTCATATGAAATCATCTCATTGACTTCAAATGGAGGACCATAAAACTTATTGTTTTGGAAAGAATATGAATATCCAGAATTCTCACAAAAGGATACGATCTTATCCAGAAGACCTACGTATATCCTTTTAGTTTTCATATTAAAAAGATGAACAAATCCATCCCAATACTTACTTCGATACTGGGGCATGAATTTTTTATTAGGAACCTCAAAAGTGAATCTATCTCTTAGTTCATATTCGATATGAGGTTCAGTTGTAATTTTTAGGTAAACTTCATTTACCTTTTCTATAATCAAATCAGACATTCATATAGGTTGTCACCTATACATATTTATTACATGTTGTCAAACTTATATTGTAACACGATTCTGTATAAAAAATCTTTCAGGAATATAAGTCTGCTCTGCTCTTCCGGGTCACCTCCAGCCCATCTATCTAGATGCACAGAAACTGACTTATAAATTAGATAGACATCTTCGATGTCAAAATCTATTTCAACATATGGTCTTTTGTCTTCCATTAGCCTCCTAAACCTGAACTAAACCGCATGAACTCAATAGCGTTTTTGATGTGATAAGTTCTCTGGGAGACCATTTTCAAGACATCTTCCAGATAGTTTTGCATGGTGACGTAATATTCTATTTTTAACGAAAGTCCTGAGAGTTTCTCATCTGCGTCAAGATACTTTTCCATAGCTGATTTATCCCTAACTTTTTTAGGGAAAGGATTTTTAATATAAACTTCTGGGTCGGCCTTTCCTGAATAGTACTCATATCTTTCGTGCCTCACATTTTTTCTTTGTTGTTCAGCTTTCTTTCTTAAGAGATTGATGTTATTATAAAGATCAAAATACTTGGCATGAAGGACAGGAATGTTTAAAGATTCTGTGTGTAGGTTATCAGGATCAATTTTCGAGTCTTCTTGCCACATCTTTTGAATAGTGTCAAGATCAATCATCAGCAACAATCCACAATTTCATCTATATTATAGATGCTATACTTAAAAGACACAAGAGCTGTAAAGTATTCTATATCAGTTTGTGTAGCATCGAACTCAAGAGTTGATAGACGATAAGGAAACATATCATTAAATTTAACTTTAAACTTTGGCCGATTCATTGAATCCAAAATAGTCAGAGTTCCATCTGAGTATAGATTCAGTTCACCTGTTTCGGCGTAAGGTGACTTTTCCTTGTCATTTTTTTGGAACTCATAAATTTGAGTTAAGTTTTCCGGAAATCCAATACCACGAATCCAATTTTGAATTTCCATATAATTTTCAAGATTTTCATCAACCAAAAAACTAAAGGTCAAATCTTCAAAGTCTATAATTTCACCTGGTCTAGGAATAGGGTTTAGGTAGTTCGGTTGAACAACGACACCTAAGTCTAACGAAGGGATATTAACAGACTTACCAAAGAAAGATATTTTAGGTGCTCTAGACACTTGAAACCTAAAACCTGTTGGCTGTAGAAAATTTCTATTCTCAATCTGTGTATTTACAGGTTTTTGTACTGCCATTATCTGGTAAGTAGTTTATTTTTTAGTATTTATCAAAGCATAAAAAAAGACCCCCTTGTCGGGGGTCTGAAAGGACATGTGGGACAACCTGACCCACAACAACCTCGATCACATGAGGTTCTTGACTGCAACACGTCTGTAGTAACGGTTGGAGTTGATCTGTAAACGACCAAGACCCTGAGTGGTGCCTTCTGCGAAGGGGTTAGCAACAAGACCATAACGGGTCTTAAAGCCAATCTTGGGTTGGAAGGTGTTCTCCCCAACGGCACGAACCATCTGGAGGGGAACATAAGGACAATAGAAGAGTCCAGCGTCATAAGGA